CGCCGCTGTTTGCTGCGATTGTAGCATTTTGCCAAGAACAGCCTGCTTAACCTGTGCCGCTATCCATTGAGCCAAACTATCGGCAATTGTTTTCAATATGGCTTTACCCATATTTTGAAACGCCTGCGTAATCGTCATAGTGCCTTGTAGTAGGCCAGAAATACCCTCTTGCAATTTATCAATACCAGCACTTGCAGCGTCCCATATCAATTGCTGACTGTTGAAATGGCTGTTCATTACTGCGTCTTGATATTCTGTGAGTAGTTCTTTTTTGAGGTCATAGCTTTGTTGAGTAGCTACATATTCATCATCAAGCGCTTGCTGCAGCGCCTCGAAATTCTGCGTCCGCATAGCCTGAGCAATGGCCCATTTCTCTTCCTGTAATTCGCGATGATATTGTAAGGCTTTATCGTTGTATTCCTTTTGCTTCGCCAATAACTCAGCATTTTTCATTTCTTCAAACGAAATAGTGCCGTCATCATGGTCCTTAAATAGAACGCCCTTTTCTTTTAACGTGTCAATATAATGCTGTTGTTGCATTTTATCCATTTTCACGAAATCATCGTTCATTTTAGCGTATTTGTCAGTGATTTCATCAATTGCGTCGATATAATCCTTTTTGAGTTGCTCCATAGGGGACGCGCTACCCGTTGAATCCTTACTAACTAGATTGAAATTGAAATCTTTGACATAATCGCGTACAGATTGCTCGATTTCGAGCAACTTTTGAGCCTCTTCCTGTTTAGCTTTAATGCGTTTGTCTGAGTATACTGCCTCTAGGTTGGCTAAATCCTCATTATAGTTGACATTTGCGGCTTTCGATTTGTTGAGTTCTTCAAGTTCGTTCTTATATTCTAACTGTACAAGTTCTTGCTTGTTCCCTAGCATTTCGAGATAAGACTGTAGTATTTTCTCATGCGTTTGTTTGGCCTCTTTGACGAGTTCATCTTGTTTACTCGAACCGCCGCCCCCCCCCCCCCCCCCCCCCCCCCCCCCCCCCCCGCCGGTGCCAAAATCAGCCCCCCCGCCGCCACCGCCAACGTCTAAATCACCACCGCCACCAGATAAGCCTTGTGTAATTTGCGACGCCATATTTACGCCGCCGTTTACGATTTCTTGCGCCGTGTCAGCGCTGATAGTATCAACCTGTTGTATTGCGGTAAATGTAGTACCAAAGAATTTAGCAACCTTGTCGCCTACGCTGTTGAGTTTGTTAATTAACCAGTTAAGGGCCTCTATAATCTTATTCACACCCCAAACCGCGGTATGTACGATTGTAGAGAATACCGAGGCCAACGTATTGCCGAACCCATTCGAGGCCGCTGCTGCTGTTACGAATACAGTTACAAGCGTCATAATTACGGATATTAATATCCCGACTGGGTTAGCCCTCATCACCAAATTAAGCACCCGCTGCGCTGTTGCGGCCGCTAGTGTGCTACTACGCAACGCCAAGAATAAGGACTTCAATGCAGCTGTTCCCATTGTTAGCGCTCCGACTGTCAATATAGTGCCTTGAATCGCCACTCTGACCGCTGTCATTGCCACGCCGTAGGCTCTAGTCGCTACTGCCGAGGCTAATTGTGCCGTTTTCAATGCTACTGTTTTAACTGTCAATGCTGCCGTCTGAGTACCACATAAGGCCATAGCCGCCCTGTAAGTAGTGAAAGCCACTACAACGGCCAATACGGCTGCGCTAACCCTTGGCATAGTAGTAATAAATAAGCTTGTAAAACTGCGTATCGTTTGGCTTATGACTGTAATAATCGCTTTCAGCCCGTTAAATGCAGCGCCAATAATACTGATTGAGGCCGAGGCTGTTGCAGCCATAGCACGGATTGCAACGCCAACGCCTTGAACGAATGCTTGAAAGTCGCCATTTTGTGGAATGGCTGAAAGTTGTTCGAGTACAGGCTGAAACGCTAATAACATTTCATTCTGAATAGATTGACCGACTTCGGCGAACGTCATCGGAATTTCTGCAAATTTTGCATTTGTTTCCTCAGCACTATTGAATAATGCCTCTTTAATGATGTCGGCGGTGATTAAGCCTTGTGATGACATATCTTTTAATTGCCCTACAGTAAGGCCCATTTCTTGCGCAATAGATTGGGCGAGCATTGGCGCATTTTCCATAATGGAATGGAATTCATCGCCCTGCAATTTACCCGCCGCCATTGCTTGCGTCAATTGATACATCGCCGCGCTTGATTCTTCAATGCTAGCGCCCGAGATTTTGAATTGTTTGTTCAATTGCTCGACGAACATAATCGCCTCATCATTCGAGCTGAACGCGTCTTTTGCCAACATATTCAGCTTGGCTACACTGTCCGCCATATCTACATAGCTACCACGGGACCGCTGCGACGCGTCAAACACTTTCTCCATAATTTCGGCCGTTGTCTGTGTGCCGTCATTAATAAGGTTAATCCGTGAGCGTACGCTGGTTAATTGGTCGGCGGTCTGTGCTGCTGCCGTTGCCACGTCCTTGACGGCTGTCGCGGCTATCCCTATACCAGTAACAGCGCCAGCAAATTGCAAGCCCTTATTGACTTGGCCCATTATGGACTTAATTTCATCACGAATGCCAGCTGCCTCTTTGGCTACCTTGCTACCTGCCTCTGATACGCCTTTCGGTATGTCAGTACTTAGCTTATTGGCAACCTTGCTTATGGCCGCCTGTGCCTCTGTACTGTCCGCGCTGATTCGCACGTTGATATTACTATCTGCCATTGTCTATATTTCACCCCCTGCCTCTCTAAATTCACGAATAAAATCCGCCTCATCTTGGCGCTTTTGTGCGTCTGTAGGCGGATATAAAATATCTATAAATTTCTTCGGCTCAATCGCCTTTGATAATTGCGTGTTCATGATGTTCGTTACCCAGAACGCTCTATTCTGGTCTTGGATTTTGCAGCGCCGTTCATAACCCTGTACGAGTTTTCTGTACTCAATAGGCTGTAACCGCATTAATTCCCAAGGTTTTAACTCGAGTACACTATACGCAATTTCTTCGGCGTTTCTTAGCCATAAAGAAAAAGAGGGGGCGCGTTGGCCCCCGTCTAGTTTTTTAGTTGTTCGGCCTCTTCCTCAATTGCCAATTTATCGGCTTTTGTAAGTTCATCGGGGAACATCTTATAATACATTTTCATGCCGTATGCTCCGCTCGCAACAATCGCTTTCATCAATGGCGCTTGCAGTGTCAACAAGCTTACATCGCTATCTTCCTTAGAAAGTAAATCGTCAATCAATTCAAAGTATTGCTGAGGGTTCCGCTTATGGTGTTTCATGCCGATAGCGTAACCCGAAACAATACTATTAATAGGCCATGTCGGCATTTGTAAAAGTTCACCAATAGGCTTACCTACTGCCGCCTCTAATTCCATGAGGCGCTGAATGTTGAACATAATATAATCGCCGTCTTTAAATAAATTACATGTAACTGTTTTCATAAATAAATCTCCTATTGTTTAGCGCTAAAAGTAGGATTATCGTGTTAAATTAGCCGCCAACTACTGGGCTGCTTGCTGGTGCGTCTTGTAATTCGGATAATGGACCGACGCCATTCAAGGACCCTTTATAAGTCGCAACGCCGTCATGAGGCGTGTTGATAGATAATTCTGTTACGCTGGCGATACCAGTGAAATAGCGTTTATCTGGGTACTCGAATTTAATCATTACATTATCGCCGTCAAGGAATGCTTTTTCTAACAGTTTCAAAGATTCCTCTTTTGGCATGAGCAATGTTTCGATAGAGAAAGACCATTCCTTAAGGCCTGCGATAGTAGATTTCCAACCGCCAGAACCTTTGTGAGACGCGTCAATGCTATCAGCTTTACGAGAAAGGTCGCCGCTACGCTGACCGCCTAATAATAGCCATTTAGCGCCAGCTTTTTCATCTGTGCCAACGTTCAAATATAAAAGGTAGTTCTTGCCAGCCGTTGGCATATCTACCGCCGTTGGTTTATATAGTTTTGTTTCAGCCATTAATAAATACCCCCTTTAGTATCATTGTTAAAGTCATACAAACGAGCCTCGAATCTGTATTGAGTGCCAGTAAAAGGCCTCATACTGTCATGGTCGTCTGTCTTGTTAGTGCAGCGAATATCAATGACTTGATAGCCGCTATTTTGTAATACACAATATTCCTCATTCAGCACACCGCACGCCTCACGAAACGCAATCAAGATTTTCTCTATTTTGCTTTCAAGTTCCGATATTTGCACATAGGCTGTACCGAATTCGTTGCTGTCGGATTTAGTCCATACCTCAACATAAAACTCTTGTTTCAGCATGTTATGCACTTTGTCATCTATCGGCGTACATTCGCCACGTCCTAGCATTACCATACCAAGCGTATCGACGCCCGCATTTTGAGGATTTAAAAAGCCGAGTTCGACTTTTCCGTCAAACCCAGCTTTCTCGATTGTGTATTTAATTTTTTCTAGTAATTCAAGCCACATGTTAGCCACCTCGATATAGTGGAATACATCTATATCCCGCATACTTCGCTGGCTGCCCTGTTAGTTGCTCCGCCGTGATTTGGTTTTCTAAAACCGCTATTCTAGCATTGATATATGTCAATTTCTTAGAATAATAATCATCGTCTTGGCCGTTGCGGCTATACTGCCCTACCAATGAGGCTGCCTTATTCGTGCATGTCTCTCGATAGCAGTACAGCGTTACAAGTTCATCAGCAACGAAAGAGCGAATTACATCGCTCTCTTGTACACCTAGCCGTTTAGCCAGTACATACAGCCATTGCTCGGCTTTTGTCAGCGTTGTTTCAAGCACATTAGGGCCTAGTAGCTCATCGTCGAATGTCATCTCTTGAAATTCGTATAGCATATATCAAACCCCTTACAGTTTAATTTCTAAATGCGTGCGGTTAGCGTTTAATTCAATATCTCGAGCCACATCATTGAGAGATACATCAACCGCTTTTGCGAATATATCACGAATTTCGTCGCGGCTATGGTCTAGTGCCTCATATAAGAACGGGTCGGCCTTTGTGCCTCTATGATGTACTCGTTTAGCGAACACAAACCCATTACCACCTACAGGAACCCAACGCAATGCCTTTTTCCGTTTTGGAAATATGTCATGCGGCTGAGTTCCCTCATGCACGAACGGGCCATGATATGCGGCTTGACTGTCGATATATACCTCTGCTGTCTTATCGCCAATCATGCGCACATCAATAGCCCTCTCGAGTTGCCCCGTGCGTGATGTGAATTTATGGTTGTTCTGCGCCGCCGTTTGTACCTCTCTAGCACTAGCCTTTACCGCTTGCCTTAATCTCCTCTCGAAGATTTCACGCGCATTCATGATTATTTCTTACTGGATTTTGTAGACTTTTTCGTGCCGTCTGTTGGCTCTCCGTCTGGCTCTTTATCGCCTACTCCGTCCGTGCCGTCTGTTGGCTCTTTGTCTGGCTCAAATGCAGGCTCTAAAATAAAGCCCTCATCAAGCAATTGTTCAAGAACGAATTCGTCATCTGTATATTTGACTACGTTCATTCTTACAAGTCTGTATTTCTCCATGATGTACCCCCGTTATTAATTAAGCGCCAAAGTTAGCCCATACACTAGCCAAGCGATTTTTTGGAACCCATACATCGTGGAATTTACGATAATCGATAGACCAAGCATTTGCCTGCTGTGTAGTGTTAGGGTCGAAAATACGCATTTGGTCGGTTTTGGATACAGCAATCGCTGCCGCACGGCTCATAATTAGCCAGTTGATAGCTTTCGCGCCTGTGTCGGCTTTAAATCCGCCTTTTTCTTGTCCGCTAGTTGTGCCGTTATTGAAAACATATTGAGATTTCATACGAGCGCTAGGAACGCCAATAATAGGAATTTCGTTGTAAGTGCGAACGCGTGTATTGTATGCGCCATGTGTAAAGTTGCCTACATCGAGCAAGCCTTTTTTACCTGCTGCCTCGTTCAAAATGCTTTGAACGCGCGCACTCATTACAATTACAAGGTCGCCAGTTTCACCGATTAAGTCCTCGATTTCCATGATTTCCTTGTTTAATTGTTTGATGATGTTTGTGTCATCTGGTGTAAATGCGTCTGTTTTACGGCTTTCTTGAGTTGCATATGCTGCCACCTTGGAATAACGATAAGCATCAATTTCTGGAATTACTTGTTCTTTTTGGAACGCTGTCATAACGTTGGTACCTGTTGCTAGGAAGTTAGATTCATCAACGTCCATGGAATCAAGCAAGAATTTACGGCCGCGGTCTTGCGTCAATTTGAAATCTTGATATTTCAAGGATACGCCGCCACGATTATAACCATTATCGCGGTCATAATTTGCTAAGCCGTCAACGGATAATGTAGGAATTTTAACAGTATCGCCGCCGTTATATTTAACTTCGCCAGCGTTGACTTCCATAAATCCAGATGTAGCACCTACTACCATTTGTTGGTCTAGCAATGTTTGAAAGTTCTGAGCCATTTGTAAAGTATTAATTGCCATGTTTTACCTCTTTTCTTTGAGTAAATTAATTATTTTCGCTTGGCGGTTTAATGCCAGCGATTTTGAACATTTCGGCAAGTTGTGCGTTTCCGCCTGTTGCATTGCCAGCACCTGCACCACTGCCGCCATTTTGTGCCGTTTTAACCGCATACGGCTTGTCAGCAAGGAACGCCGTCGCACACTCTTCGATAGTGCCAATAGTGCCGTCCTCTTTCTTCCAGCCATATGAGCCGTCATCTTGCACGCTAATTTGTCCAGCGACTAGCTTGCTGAATGTTTGGGCGTCTGTACAATTTGCCTTTGTTAGTGCCGCAATTGTTTGGGCGCTAATTTCTGAATCTGTACGCTTTTGAATTTCATCTTGTCGAGCCTTTTCTGCTGCCTCATATTTGTCTGTAAGGCCTTTAACTTGCTTTTCAAGCGCAATGATTTCGGGCGTTTTTTGGCCTTTATTCGCCTCGTACTCGTCAACTTTACCTTTCAACTCGTCGCGCGCCGTGGTTAATTCGGTAATTTTACTTTCAAGTTTTAGGCGTTCCGTTTTCGCCCCGTCATTGATTTTGGAAATCTCGGCTTTAAATTCTGCAATTAGGTCTTTACCACCCTCGATTTCTTCCAATTTTGCGTACAATTCTGCTAAAGTCATGTATCGTTCTCCTTTTCAACATGAATGCGCCACCTTTCGCCGCTTGCTACTGAGTGGCAATATAAAAGGCCTATGAGTTCGCTCTCATAGGCCTGTAAATCTAATGTTATTCTGTTTTCTTTGGCTCTCGAACCTCGAACGGCTGATTATTCCAGTTCCTTGCCTGTTCTTGCCATGATACTTTACCTTTCCTCACGTCTTTCCGCCCTTGGACGCCAAGAATGCGCTCTTGATTGACTTTAGACAAAGAATTAATGTATCGCTTTCCACCCTCTTCGATGTTTTCTTTCGCTTGATGTATGTCAACCTCAAAATCATAAACAGGGGCAATCTTACATAAGCAGTGAGGGTGAGCGGGTAACGTTGGGAATTTGTCTTTTGGATATATTCCTTTACCCAACCCGTAAAAATCAGCGTTTGCATACACGTCGCATATATCACATACAGGGTGGCGACTGTTTAGCTGCCACTTCAAAGCCACTACATCATCATCATTCTTATAGCGTAGCATTTGCCCGTCAGCGTAGGCTCTTGCCGCCTCTGTGCGTGCTATCCGTTCGGCGTTGTATCGCGCTTTTTCTTGCACGGCTACGTTTACCGATTTTGATAGGTCAATCGCACTCGCCTCGTCAACGGCTTTTATCAATCCAGTATATGCAGCTCGTAGGCTCGGCGTTGTATTCTGTCGAACCTGCCTTTCTGTTTGGCGTAGTACCTGCTTGAATTCCGCTACTTCATCATCGTTCAAGTGGTTAGGCCATTTTAGCCCTCTAACCATTTCGATATATTTCGGTAGCTTATCCGTTTGGATTGTGCCGCCGTTTCCGTATCCCTCAAATATGGCTCTTGCCATTTGCTTGATACTCTTACCACGTTTCAGCGATTGCCGAATCACTTCCGCCGTATCTCGTTGTATCTTGGCCGCATTATTGTGCAGTCGCGTTGATAGGGTTAGTCCGTCGCTCGTCCAAGCCTCTTGCATTGCCTCGCTAATTGACTGCGTAGAGTAATTAAAAGGCATATGACCCGCTACACGATTGGCAACCAGTACACCATGATATGCGGCGTTAAAATTCTGCACCATATCAGCCGTAAGAGGCGCCTCTAACAATTTCATAATAGGATAAGACTTATAGGCCACTCTAACCGCCATATCGGGCGAATATCCAAGGTCTATAAGTTCCTTTGTCATGCGTTCAAATTGTTCGAGTGCCTCGTCAATCGTTTTCGCCGTCTCTGTTTTCTTCATCGTCTACGCCCTCATCATCGCCATGCGGTGCGCCGCTATCTAAATCATCGAACGCTTTATTTTGACGTGCCTCATCTGCTGCTTGCTGTGCCTCATTAATAATCACGTCTTTAACTTCCTTATCAAGGTTAGGCATGTAAGCGTCAATCACTTTTTTCAAGATTTCGCTGTCGAATGTATCAGAATTAAATTCAAGGTCTTTCGCCTGTTGCGCCTGTGTTAGGCTTTCCGTTATATCATTTACTTTGAAATCTCGAGGGTACTCGCAAGAATACTCAATATTATCACCGCTCCATAATTTATAGAGTGCGATAATATCATATTCTGCGTTTTCACATTGCACTGCAAAATCAGAAAGCCGCTGATTAGTACGCTCAAAGTCCCATTGTTTAGCCACGCCGCTCTTGGCTTGCTGTACACCAATAACGGAATCAATACCACTCATGCGGTACATTTCATTGATTAGCTTATCAATTTGAGCCATAAGCACCTCAGCGGGTCCCTTATCTGGTGCGATAAAGTCGGGCGCCCTCGCTGAATCATGAGGGTATGCGAGCAGGTTATCCGTTCCGATTGTTACACCAGAAAGGCCATTGCTATCAACTGGCATAGTCAAGATTGAGAATGTTTGATTATAAAGGATTTGAGACAATAATGAACATAGGTTATAGACATGTGCATTTGTCTTGGCGATACTCAAATACTCGGGCGGTGGTAATATATCCCGCTTACGAGCAGCACGGCCGAACCATTGCACAATAGGAATGCGTCCGATGTTATGCTCACCCTCGCCAATCGTCTTGCCGTCGCCGTCTTTGATACTCCATGAGGTAGGCGTCCAAGTATGGTAATGCGTTTTGACTGTGCCGTCCGCATTTGCCAAGTATGTTGCATAGGTAAATACAGATAGTCGGCCGTTATCATCGAACGTGAAATTCATTACATTCTTAGGCTCTACTGCCGTCAAGTAAGGCATGGAACGATTAGCCAACGTATCAGCCAATGAGTTGCCGAATTCTGTTACATTATCAACAACGATGTACATCACGCCGTAGAGTTTCGCAAGCGTCGCGTTTTGACGTGTGAATTCCTGTAATGTAGTACCCTCTCGGTCTACATCGTTAATGAATTCATCGAATAATACAGAATTGCTATACTCCCGCTTGATTTCATCTTTAAAAATAGGGTCTACGCTCGCATTGAGGATAGGCCCTGTATAGTTTAGATAATATGCAATTTGACGCCTAAATTTAATGGAATCGGCTCCCTCGCGTCTGTGCGGTGTGATTGCTGCACCACTAGCGAACATACCGCTGCCATAATAGGCGTCATGCAGTATCTCATATTCATCGGTACGAGGATTAGAATAAATAATTGCCATGTATTCCCCTTTCTAATATATGTTAATGCGGCCACTTCTAACCTGTGGCGCGTTTATCTTCTCTGCTATCCCTGTGAGTGCGTCGGGCGCGTCATCGTGTGCGTTCTTGCCCTCCCGTTGGTATCTCGTAATGTCAGCAGCCAACTGAGGCCACCTATCGCGCCAATTCTTAGGCATATATATGTGGTTCATAACCCATGTAGCATTAGACTGAATGCGGGCTATTTTGTTGCCGCTTTGATGAAACATATTAATCACGCACTTATTAGAGTTATATTTCTGTTTGAGTATGCTTTGAACGTTACGGCCAAACCCTCGGCCGCCGTTATTGCTTTCTATATCCGCCACATTCACGCCGTTTCTATGTAGCATATCCGCCACCTCTGGCTCTGTGGTTTCCATAGCGTCCTTTGTATAGACTACATCAAGGATATAAGCCTCGCCCTCATATACGCCGTATGTAAAGCTAGCTAGGTAATCGCTGCCAGTATCGGCTGTATCTGTATAGTTCTTGATACAAGAAAATAACACATTGCCTTTTGTATCTCTTGGCAATGTGTCATATGTAAGTATTTGCGTATACAAGCACCCTTTGAGGTCAATCGGTACTTGCTGATAGTTAGCGCTGGCTATATCTTCGCCCATAGCGCGAACCTTTGACATATACGAGGCCTTAGACAATACCTCTTCACATAGCATTGAGCCGTCATCTTGTAAGGCTTTCATTGTAATGACTTTCGCCTTAAATAACGGGTCATCTTTAAAATGTTCTATCGCTCGGCCTGCTAGGTCATCACTCGCCCAGCGCGTCATGATGATTATAATCTTGCCGCCCTCTTCCAAACGTGAAAGCATGGTATTGGTAAACCATTCCCAGTGCTTTTCTTTCACGCTAGCATTATAGGCCTCTTCGCTATTCTTAATAATATCGTCAATAATCATCAAGGAACAGCCGAACCCTGTGGCTGTACCTGTTGGCGATGTAGCAAGATATGAATTTGTATATCCCTCTAGGCTCCATAGATGAGCCTGTGCGTCGCCTACTGCTACATGAACGCTAGGGAATACGTCGCTAAACACGATAATATCATCATCGGCCTTATTCTCTTGAATTGCGTTTCTTACCGATTTACTAAACATTTTAGATAATGTCTCGTTGTATGAACCAGTCATTATCTTGGCGGCTGGGTTATTCCCTAGCCACCACTGCGTAAGGTGCTGCGCCGTTAAACTCTTACCATGTCGAGGCTACGGGGGCAAATTCATGATAAGAACGTTATATTCATCATTCTTGATAAAATGCTCTAACTCATTGCATAGATTGACTAGGTATTTTCTGCTTTTCTTGTAAAAATTACCCGTTTTTAGTTGGCAATAATAAAAAAACTCGCGCCGTGCGAGTTCCCTTTTAGCCAGTTCTATAATCGTTTCTTTCTTATCTCGAATTTGCATATCCTCACCACCTTTCATGCGTGTATATCGAGTTTAGTCATCGCCTATGAGTTTTTTAATATCAGCCGTATCAATTCCGTCGAATGGGTTTTTAACCTCAACGGCTGCGTCTATGTTCTTGGTGTCTCGCCAATCTGCGGGACGTCGATTCTTAAGCCAGAATATTAACGAGGTAGAGTTCGGCGCCACGTCCTTAGTAGTGCGTTTCACCTCTACAATTTCACTCTCACCCGTATCTGGGTTGTATATCCGCTCTTTCACCACTTCATCGTATCTGTACCCCATAGCGCTTTTAAGCAAGGCATTTTCAACCATGATGTCAATAACTTCCTTACCTCTTTTTAATGCGTTTGAAAAGTCGGTATATTTTGCTTTCCACGCATATAAAGTAGTTCGATTAATACCGATATTGTTGGCTATTTGTTCATCGGTGAGGCCATTACGCGCCCAACCCTCTAGCTTAATCAAATTATCTGGCTCAAGCCATTGCTCATATTTAGGCGTACGCCCTACTCTGCGTTTTTTCTTTGGCTCTGCTTTCTTAGTCTTAGTCGCCATAGTCTCACCTCGTTTCTATGAATAGTAAAAGCACCCCGCCGAGTTCCCTGTTACTCGTGCGAGGTGCTTTCTGCCGTTATGCATTATAAGTACTATGAAAGGAGGATAAACGAATCGTAAAATCTTTTACAACACCATTCACCACTAACATTATACCATTGCTATAATGCACTGAATATGACAACTTTTTGACAACTTTTACAACGCATAAGCCCCGAACAGATATATTGAAAGGTCATCTATTCCTTTTTCAAGCCACCTGTATATGTTCCTCTCTACTGTGTTATGTTTATCGGCTATTTCGCCGATTGTCATATCGTTAATATAGCGGTCAATTACACACTCACAATAATGTTTACCATTATTTGTACAGTATTCTTTATACGATACTAGCATTCTATCAATGTGTTCAATGATCAATTCGGTGCGCCGCTTACTGGCAAGAATTGCCTCAATTTGCAGTAGTCCGCGTCGGTTGAATACTTCATACAATACTGTTTGTAAGTCGCTTGGCGTCAATGTATCCTCACTTTTAGCGATAGCACTTTTACAATGTGCTTTCATGGCCGTGTATCCCTCGAGCAGCGTTGTAGTGTTCTTATAGGCTCGCTCGTTTTTCTTGGCAAGCATATCTTCATTGCGTCTGTTAAATTCAGAAATCGCCGTTTGTGCTGCTGTTTCTGCAGCTATTTTGACGATTTGCTCAACTTCCCCCTCTGTGAAAGTCCTTTGATGTTCCATGTTACCCCCTTATTAGCTGCGAAAGTATCGTTATAGCGCATATAATCCCCATTGTCATAACAATGCTAAACAATACGCATACAATCAGCATGGCAACATTAGATACTTCGATTATTACATTATCACGTTTTCTTTTATCCAACTCTTACCGCCTTTCCGTTGACTATCTTATATGCTGTTTCATTTTCATAATATGCACCTTTGGGAATACGTTTATTTCTTATTAACCACTGCTTGACGAGTTTCTCAACACCTTGACGTAGTTCAGCGATTTCGCTATCAGATACGTCTCTCATCGCCTCCTCATCATCTACTAAAATTTCACACTCATCTTTAAGCACGTTAACTAACTCGCCAGCCCAACCATATGCACTAGGCCACCACTGCGTACACTCTACCAAATAGAATGTATCCTTGTTTTTCTCTTTTGCTTTTATTGTGCCTATGCACTTAGCGGCCGCTATACCTTTGATTTCTTTTTCTTTGGTCCATTCATAATTACCACTCTCGAATGTAATCAAGTATTTATTCATGTTCTATCACCTGCCAATTTTACGATGTCCCAACAACTCGGCTCATCGCAAATGCGATTGCTCCATGACGTTTTGCCGTCAACCCATGCATACACTTTTCCGTTTTCGTATTTTGAAAAATATCTACATTTCCAAACCTTATCACCTTTCATTTTGACAAATATAGGCGTGTCCACCTCAACATTTTCCCAGTCAACAACGCCGAGATACTCGCCAATATCAATACATTGCCATTTATCAGCGAAACATGTGCATTCTGTCGGCACTCTCGGCGTCCATACAGTCATAAGCGTGTCGCCCTTGTAAAAAAATACTCCGCCTTTTGCAACTTCGGCTTTTCTATACCCTAATTCGTACATAATTTTGAATAAATAGTCCGTGAATTCTTTCTTTGTCATACTGTCGCCTCATTTCCTATCAATTAATACATTGGCTCTTACATATATTTCGTTACAAGGCTCGCCTTTTGTAATTTCTCGAACGTACTGCAAGACTTTTTGAAAATTATCTGGGCTTATCTTATCCATACATTTGAATTCAACTATTACGAACCCTCTATAATCCGTATAACTTACAATTTCATCAATTCCGATTTTTATCAATTCATTGCTATCGTACATACTATACCTCTTTTACAATCCAATTCTCTCGCATTTGCAGCCTTTTAAAACCACCCTGTCGATACACTTCATTAGCTTTTGATATTCTAGCTTTGTAATTTTACCCTCATCATAAAATGCTGTGCATTTATGGCTGGCATTCGCCAAGCTACTTAAATCGTAGCTTGTTAAAATGTAATCTTTAAGCTTTTTGTATAACAATGTCATATACTAGCCCTCTTTCGATTCGGCGATTACAAATAATATTATTGACGTCGCGTAAATTATAACCATTGTGAATAATACTCTTAACACATCATTGCCAGTAATTCCGAATAACCCAATTAACCAAAGTATAAGGGCGATTGCGAGCGCAACGCTCGCAACCTTTCCAATTAATCCCAATACAGCGCTGATTATTAGTAATAACCCTTTCATTATTTCGCCTCTTTCAATTCTACCACTTCATTAATCAACTCATTTACTAGTGCCTCGAGCTGTGCGATTTTTCCTTTATGGTTCAATTCGTACTCGCTGCCTTTACCTAATCGGAATGATACGCCAGCGTTTATCATTGCAGTGCCGCCAATCGTTGCGCCGATATTGAATAATACATGTTCATTCGGTGCGTAGAATGCGCCAATAGCGGCCGCATTAGCATTTTTATAATGTCCATAACCAGCTGCAAATGTTAATTTGTCATCTGCGTTATAGCCTAGATAATGCAAGGCTGAAAGTGCTGCATTAGCCGCGCCCGTTTTTGCGACTTCGCTCAATACATGAGAAATCTGTCCCGCCGTGTTATGTTCTAGCGTTGTAATTCTAGCCTCATGATTTTGTAATTGGCTTTCATGTTGCGAAATCGCCGCCGTATTGTCGCCGATACGAGTGTTTTGTGCGGTGATAGTATTATTTACCGCTGCAAATTGTTGGCTGGTAGTATTGGCTAAATTTTGAATTGCTGTGCCATTGCGGCCGATTTCGTCATAAGCAGCATACAGCTGGCTGCCATTAATGGCGTCGGTGCTGCTAGGGTCTACTTGCCCCGCTGCGACGTTGGTGATTTGTCGAGTGTAATATTGCACACCACCATAACCAGCGCGGCCCTTGCTGCCTATCGATACAACGGATTGAGGGGAATCACCAGCGAAAACATGCGTTACGCCGTTTACAACCGCTTGACGAGTGGCTACAGCCTCATCTGTAACGCTGTTAGTCCCCAGTGCCACACTGTTCGACTTATCCGCGATTGTATTATTTCCAATTGCTAAAGCGTCAATTGCTGCCGCTTTTGCATGTGTCCCGATTACTGTCGCACCTTGTCCAGCTGTTTGACTGTTAGCGCCTAGAATAGTCTGTTCTTGGGAATTATCAACGCGGTTATTGTATCCGAGTACAGTAGACTGCCCGCCGTCTACTTGCATATTATTGGCACCAATTACAACGCTATTCTTGCCGTTGAACGTATTCGTTCTACCGATAACGATAGTACTCTCGCCGCCAGCATAAGCGCCGTTGCCTATAGCGATTGTGTCATAAGCCGACGTTTTGGCCTGCGAGCCAATCGCGTAGGTATACTCTGTTAGTGCCTCGGCGTGGCTGCCGAATGCGAATGTATTCCGTCCCTCAGCTTTG